GTCAGCTCCAGCAACAAATACATTTTGGCCAGTGGTTACCAGCTCATTTTGAACCCTTGGACTGCCGGTGTAGTCTGCCTGCTCTTGCAGATATTTATCACTCCAGCCTTTGTCAACATTACTGTAAACCCCTACAGGGGCATTTGCATTGTTAGCCCTAGGCGCGTTCATGTCGTAACTGGTAACACCCTCTGCGCCTACGTTATAAAACGGGACAGGAGTGTAGCCCTGTTCAACAGCCTGAGCTGGCAAATCTACTTGTCCAGCATCGCGCAGCATCTTTTCAAGCCAATCCTGACCTTCTGGCGACGCGGCTCTAAATTTATCAAGTAATCCCACAAATAAATCTCCAAACAGTTATGCAGAGATTATATCACGCGAGACCTTGAAGGTTGCGGCGGATAGGATCACCCCAGTTGCTGGTCTTCCGATAGCCAACAGCTAGGTATCTGAGGGCATCAGCACAGTGAGATGTCCAGTCGTGCAATGGACGCCCCCGCCATGTCATTCCCTTGTCGTCGTACTCTCTACGGTACTGACGTATAGCATCAATAGCCCTGTCGCAGTTCTCCTTGTCGAACCAAGCGTTATTGAGCATAGACCTTACCGCTTGTATACCATCGTCAACACCGAGCTGAGGCGCGATTGTGATGGGATTTAGGCCTAGTTGCATCAATGTCTCGTATCGGCTCTTACCAGTGCCAAGCTCCCTGACTCTGACATCGTGCGGCAGGATATGCTGTCCGTAGAAGTAGCGCTTTTGCTCTAAGACTCTGGCGTAGTGCTCTAATCCAACACCGCTGCTTTCGTAGTAGTCAATCAGCCTGACCTCTGGGCCGTGCATCTGAGCGAACCAGATCGCCGTAGAATCGCCCATACCCAAATCCCATGCGGTTACTACAGGTAGGGCAGGATCGTAGTTTACAGACGTTATACGGCCCTGTGCGTTAGCCTCTCGCATCTCAACGGCATAGTATGCCCCATCCACATGGATAAGCATCCCGCCTTCCCAGATGTGCTCGTAGTTGTCTGGGCGGAGTCTCTGGTCTTCCAGTCTCTCTGCATCCAGTACCTTTGGGAACCACGGGTTATCACGCCAGTTCAGCTCGACGATCTTGCTGTCCTCTGGCGGGTTCTGCCTGAATCGCTGGTGAGTAGCTGAGTGCTTGGTCTCAGGGTTCCATGTCACCCAGATCTCTGAATCATGCTCTCGCACTGTAGGAATCAGTTTAGACCATGCCGTCTCTGATACCGTCTCAGCCTCATCCACCCATGCCAGTATGATCCTAGCCTTTGACTTGATCGAATCGAGATTGCGTCTTAGGCCGGCAAAGGCGTAGTTGATGTAGCCATCTTTGGATCTGATGTACTTCTCGCCGATCTCATAGTAGGCGGATAGCCAAGGCACTGAGCGTATGGCAGCCTTAATCTCCTCAAGTGAGGACTCATCCAAGCTGTTCATAAACTCACGGGCACAGAGTATCTGGCCTGACTTACCCTGCATTCCCCACTTGTAACCCCATACAGCAGTCATCAGTGCGAATGTGCGAGTCTTGCCTGAACCTCGACCTCCGTATGATCCACGGTAGCGGGCCTCACCAGAGAATACAGGTACCAGCTTAGGCGGCAGCTTTATCTCTGCCGTGTCCTTTGGAATCTTACTCGTCTTCGTCACAGGTGACCTCTGCGCTCAGTAAGATCTTAACTGGTAAGCTCTCTCCGTGCGTTGTATGGTCGATTTCCTGCTTGTCGTTGTACCCATGCTTATTTAGGGCTAACTTCACCAGATTGGAGTTTAAATCGCCTCTAAGGCCACCATCCCATAGCACTTCGTGCTGGGTTTGCATGACAAGGCCTAATATATCCGAAAACTCTTCCTTATCAGGATCTTTGCCCCAGTCGTAAAGGGTTGATGTGCCTATTCCTAAATACTTAGCTAGGCCAATATGTGATGGGATTGCAGTAACGTAGGCATCCAAATAGGTGTGCGCCTTCTCTAGCAATTCAGGTGTGTACTTTGTTGGTCTCATCTTGTTCGCTCCGGAGTGCAAGATTGTGGGTTAGTGCCTATTATAACTCAGTGCCAAACTGCTGATCTTTTATACAAGAATCAAGATCTGGCGGTATGGCGTCGTATTGATCAGAGACAGCGTGGCACCATAACTCTAAAGCAGCACGCATATTTGATCCATCGCTGGTGTCGATTATGTTACCCAGTGTGGCTATCTTGTCATCAAAGCCAAAGTCGTGAGCAACCTGCAACCAAAATTTAACCGTCGTATTCACTGATATGTGCCTCCACGATTGATACCCTAGCAATCTCTAGCATGAGCATAATTTCACCATCTGGTTCATTGCTTGTGATAACCATAGTGCCGTCTTTGTTCCAGCCCAACACTAACACTGAATCTAGCTGGCCCTGTAAGGCTTGAAGGATGTCATCTGCAGTAGCCTTTGGTCTCAACTCAGTTACCTTGCCCATATCGTTCTAGCCTCTCTATCTCAGCGTCAATGTAAAATCGAATCTTCTTGGCGTCCCTGATCATCTCTGAGTGCTCTACCTCACCGTACCTGTAGGCAGCCCTGAAGATCTCACCCATCTGGGCGTTCATGTTCTTATAGCTTATCAGGTGCTGTAGCTCTGTAGCACCCTCTGGTAGCTCGTAATAGCTGGCTGTTGATCCGTCCGACTTAACCTTCATGGCTTGATCCTCAGTAGAGCCTCGATGGCCTCTTCAATGATCACCTCTAGGTCGCGCTTGTTCTGCTCGTTATCTTCCGACCAATACCAGTCCATATGATCTTCGATCAGCGAGAAGGCCTTACGATACACCCTGAGCCTCTTCTCTAACTCTGGGCGTGTCATTTGAGGATCTCCTGCGGGGTTACCGTGACTCTCAAATATTCGCCGGACTGCTTGTGGTATGTAATCGCGTGTGCTGCCCGCCATGAGACGTAGCCCCCTCGTGCGCTGTAAGCATCTCTGCTGGCAAGGGTTGGGTGGCGCTCAACAATTGCTCCGCCCCCTTCAGCCATGTCCTGCTCTGTGTGATGGTAATGGCCCGTGTGGATGTAGCAGTATTTAGCCTGCCCCCACATAGAACGGTATCGCGGCTCGCTGCTGAATAACGCCGGCAATGCTGTGTTCTTTTTCTTGTGGCCGTGATGAAAGCCCAGCATGATCTCGCCATGCAGGTGGGCGTAATAGGGAAACTCAGTGTCGTCTACCTCTACCCTGTCATTGAGTGAGTAGATAACCTTCATTGTCTTGCGTAGCCATAGGGAACCGATCAAATCGTGATTACCCTCGACCATCAGCACCTTAACCTTTGCAAAGTGCTTAAGCATCAACTCTATGGCAGCCATGATCACCTTGATAGCAACCTCTACCATCTTGCCGGTTCGACTGTCTCGATCAAGGTTGTGGCCTGACAGGGTAGTTACTGCGTCTAGTAGATCATAGTGCAGGAAATCGCCCTGCAAGTTAAGTATGCCCAGACCAGCTTTAGGCGATCCGTCAATCAGTCGCTGTACGGCACCCAGAGCAACTTTGGTAGCAATCTCCATGTCCCAGTCGTCGCCTGTCTCGTCTTGCCAAGCGTACATACCCAAGTGGAAATCTGTCAGGGTGATCAGTGTGCAGAGTGAGTCGTCTGACACAGTAGGCTTTGCAATGACGGGGGCGGGCTTCCAAGTAAAGCCTTCGATAGCTTCAAGTGCTGCTTGGTACTGGGCTTCTTTTTCTGGCTCTTGGATGTGCCATTGGGTTTTGATATTCCCCTCAAGGTCGTAGAGGGTAGAGACTCGCTTTGTGGTGAAGCCACTTGCGGTAGGATGGGATAAGCCGCGTTCTGGCTGGTATCCTGAAAGAGCTGCTTTTTTCTTTACTGAGGCAATGCCCTTGCTGATTGTTGAGTGGTCTATCTCCAGCGCCTTTGCAGCCTTGATCACCCCTCCGTACTTCTCTACAGCCTCCAAATAATCAATCTGCCTTGGCGTTGCATACTCGTATAGTGCGCTACCCATTTCCAACCCTCTCTAAATGATGCTTTATCTCAGCATTCAATTCCGCAAGCATATCATCATAATCACTTTTATACATCTTTTTTGTAAGCCGTTTTTTCTGTTCCATTTCGTCTACAAAGTCCCGCCCGTAGTAGTCTATCATCCATTTCGTATACTCTTGGGCTGCTGTACCAAACCGCATCCCATACGCATTGCACGATTTACATTGCGGGTGAACATTGCATTCATCCAGAGCCCAGTAGCTGCTGTGCCCCTTGGGTATGTAGTGCCCGCCGTCCATTTCCTTCCAATGGCACATTTGCCCGCAGCTAACACAGGCAGCATAACCATTGTCATCGGCAGCTTTAAGGCGCACAAGTTTCTGCAGCGCCTCTAGGCATTTAGTTCTTGGCGTCTTTGCCATCTGGCTTACCTTTGTTGTCTGGCTTCTTGAATATTTTATCCCAGTTAGACGCAAACTTCTCTTTGTCTGGGATGGGCCTAGGCTTGCTTCCTTTGCCGCTCATTTGTCTATCTCATTCATCTTTTTTTCTCCTTGGCTTTAGTCTTGGGTCTGGCGCGTTGTCGATCATCTCTGACGTTGTAAATCTATAGGCGCAAAACGGGCAGTGGTATCGCCTCCACCTGTAGTCCTCACCTTGCCGGGTATCTTTGCAGTTCGCTCGGCCATCACATTCTGGGCACTTCATATCTTTTGGTACTCCCACCGCATATTTAACGTGTATCCACCGGTCGTGTACTGCTGGCCTTGCCTGCGCTTCACCAGTTTTTTCTTACGCAAACCGTCTAGGCTTAGCTCGTTTGTCTCTAAGCTTCTGGCTGTGTACCACCGATCAGGGTGCATCTTTTCAAGCGTCTTTTGTTGTCTCTCTGTCATCGCCCTGTGCTCCCAAAGCCGCCAGCACCGCGCTCGGTATCGCCCAGCACATCAACAAGCTCTGATTCTGCCATATATGGAACAACAACCATCTGAGCTATTCGATCACCTTGGCGCACCTCGATGGTTTTGTCGCCGCTGTTGTATAGAACCGCGTGAATTTCTCCCCTGTAGTCAGAGTCGATTAACCCGGCCAGCTTGTCCAGACCTTGCTTAACCGCCCAACCACTGCGCGGGTAAATCATTCCGCACCAGCCGTCAGGTATAGCGCAGCGAACCCCAATCGGAAAGGCGTGGCGAACACCGGGGCGCAAGTCAAAAGACAGTGTTGAGTACAAGTCAAAGCCTGCTGCTTGTTCTGTGCCGCGTGTCGGCTGCTTTGCATCTTGATTCATAAGTTGAAACTGTATCATGCTGAAATCCTTATACTTTTTGACAGCCATTTTTGGCTGATTTTGTTTAACTCTAACTGGCTTATGTCGCCATCTACGTTAATGCTGTACCTTGTCAGGTTGAATGGCATATCTTCACTAGGGTTTAGCGACCTTTTGCCGGGCTTACCTTGCGGCCTTAGATATTTATCTGTACAAACAAAACACATCTGGCCGTTAATATATTCGCGCTCTGCTGTGCGGTATAACCTAGATCGTAGAGTGCCGGGATTTATATCAGTCCCGACAACCAACTCGCTCAAGCTGTACAGCTCCCCTTTGTATAAAATGTGTTTTTTGTAGTTGCCGTTTCCTGCACCTTTTGGTGCTCCAATTTTCATTGCAAGCCCGCCATGCAAGCCTCTGTGTCACAAATCGACATACTGTGCGCAATAATGAAAAAAACCAATGAAGCCCAAATAAATAAAGTCTGCCATGTATTCATAAGTCACCTACTATGCTTTTTAGTTTGTTTAGACCAGTCTTTGCGGCCTGCTTTTTCTTTGCCTTTTGTTCGTCCGATTCCAGCGCGGCAAACTGAAACGGCTTGTGAATTGCTAGTTGCTTCTCTGTCCTGCACATCTTGGCAAACTCAATCGCACTTGGCGGCCAGCTCTCACCAGACTCGTGCAGCTCATCAAGCCCCTTTGCTATTTGCTGTGGTGAAATCCCCTTCAATGATCTCGCCCAGCTCTCCGTTGGCTCCGACCCGAAACTGCTCTCCCACCTGTGGCCGTAAATTTCCAGCATCACCAGCCATAGCCTTTCCATCACCTTCTTGCTCGGCAAGTCTTTGACGGAATCTGTCTGCTGGCGAGCGTGGTTTTTCACCATTTCTTTGATGTCCATGTCTATCTCCTTTGACCCATTCTGCTTTAAACCCTCTCCAGCCGCGTAGAATGCATTCTGAGAGCGTTTCCTCTAGTGACCAGCCCGCTAGTACCGCCTGCTTTCTAATCGCCGTTAGAGCGGTTTCTGTGAGGTTTGCCTTCAATCGCTTTCGATGGGCTAAATAATCAGACCAAACTTGTTCGGATACACTCTCAGGGCGCGCAAGCGCCTTTGTCTTTGTTTGGTTATTGGTTATTGGTTTATGGTTATTGGTTGCCTTTCCAGTGGGTTCCGACTGGGTTCCGGCTGGTAACCCGCTGGGTTTTTTTGGCCTACCTCCAAGCTTGCCATTTTTGCGGTTTCTATCAGCTAAAACGTGATATTTCTCGATCTCTTCATCGCACCGCTCGTGATGCCAGCCATCATCTGCAAGGGTGAAGAAATCATCTAATACCGCGCTAACCACTTCGATACCGACTCGCAACCTTCTGGCAACCCGCTGGGTATCCACTGGGATAGGCTGTTCGGTGTCGTAGTACATATCTATCAGACGGCGGTAGGCAAGGTCTTCTGCATTACTTAGGTGTGCAGTCGATGACCTATAATCGCCAATATGAAATGAGTAGTAATGCATCAGATTAGCCTATATTCGGCGTATTGCTTGCCGTTCCGTTTAATTGTTTTGGTGATTATGTTGTAGCCTTCTTGTCGCAGCTCACCAATCCGAGCAGCCAACCTAAAACAGCCCCACCGCTCTAGTGCGTCAATTGCTGTTATGCCTTCTCCAGCCTCAAGCGCGTTGACTATTTCTTCTGTCTGTGTAAATTCTCTAGTTCGCATTTTTTCTCCTTTGGCCTATGGCCTGCATAGGGGGCTTTCGCCCCCGTTTGTTGTGAATTAAAAATGTGGATCTTCGTGCTTAACGCGTACGCCTATTGTTAGGCCGTATGTGCAATCTAGCTTGATCCATCGCTTGGTCTCGCTGTTGTAGGTAACTGCCTGCTGGCAGGGATATTGCTCACCATTATGGACATTGATGTATGTGATGCGAAAAGTCCACTGACGGCCATTTTGATCAAGCTCGTAATCGTACTTTTGCTCGCCGTAGTAATCATGGCCTTCAGATGGTGTTGCCTTATCTTGTGTCACCACAATGTACTTTGACTTGCCTACGTTGAATATGCGAGTGATTGTGCCAGCGTAGCGGTCAGACCACCCACTAACTGTCGCTGCTGCGCCTAACTCGATTGCTGCTTCGTTTTTAATGCTAATGTACATAATTGTTGCCCTCCGGGGCTGCTTTGTTGGTGTATTTGTATTAGATCACAACATATTGTGTAGTGTAAACACCTTTTGACAAAAAAATGTAAATTACTTTTCGCATGGAAACTCGACAGAAATACCAAACTTGCTGGCGGTGTGCCTGTTGATAGTGTCGTATATCTGTGTGACCTCTTCCCTAGTCAATTGGGTAGTGGACTCTTTTTGCGTCTTAGCTTTCATGATTGGTCGCCATATATGCTCCCGCACAGTGTCTTTGCCCCAAGGTATGTCTACATCTTCACGCAGCACTGCGCGCATATCCATTCCAGCATCGTTAAAAGCTTCGGCCAAAAGCTCGCAGTATTTTTGCAGGGCGTTGTTTTGCTTGTTAGTGCGTTTGGCAACTGAGCCATTTGTCTGAAGGTAGTGAAGGGCTTCTAATGCATCAGCCAGTTTTTCGGAAGGGGTCGCCATAATGGTTATTCTCCCTTATTGTGCGTATCTGTTATTCGCTTATTGTGTTGCACCACTATTCGCTTAGTGCGCTGTTTTGTGCTTCGCACCTTAACTGCCACATTTTCTTCTTCTTTGTAGCAAGCTTTTAAATACCATATAGCAGTCAAATAACTTTTTTCGTTGTTTATTAACCATTCCTTTTTCATTTTTTTACATACTCCTTTGTAACTATCAACTTATAGCCGTAGTGCTCCAGTATCTTATTGCTGACCTTCCTGCGGCCTGCAAACATATCGCTGAGATAGTTGCTGTGGTGCAGATCAAAGAAGTCCTGGGCTTGCCGCATAGTGGGGAAGTCCCGGCGTACCCAGCTCTTTAGTTGTGGCAAAAAATCCTGCTCTAACATTGTCATCTCCTTGGTTTGTGTGGCTGTAGTATGCAACAAAAAGAAAGTTAAAAAAAGAGTGTACTTTTGTAAATAGTATCTTTTATAATGTTATCTCCAACAGCAGCCCCGGAGGGCAATAAGATGAAAAAAGCAGCAACCGCAACAACTCTCAGCGCAGCAATCGCGCAGCTTCCAGCAAACGCAAGGCCATTAAGTGCTATCCGCAAGGGTGGCGTTTGGACTGTTACTGTGGAGGCTAAATAATGACTATTTGCAGAGTATCTAACGACATTCGCGACCACCTCGACAGCTTAGAAAAATCACAAGCCGAGTGGGAGCTTGATCGCCCTTACCGAGAGGAGCGCATAATTGATCGCAGAGATGAGCTGATCAGTACAGCACATAACGAAAGCGACTACGAAATCATGCTAGATGCAAACGTAGTTGCCGCGCTAAAGGAACTGCTCGACACTCCATACAAAAACCCAAACGAATTGACTGTGAGAGAGTGCGACCGAGTAGCGCATGAAGCAATGCAGCTAATAAAAGCTGTTCAGCAAAAGTGTGAAGAAATAGCAAGATGGGAGGAGGCAAACTAATGAACTTTTCATATTACGAGGGTGTGATGGACTGTGCTGAGGGCTTACCGCCTTCGGTGGGTCGTGATGAAGATTACTACAACGGATATGGCGATGAATACGCCTACAACATAGACAAACCGGAGAGTGAACAATGAACAGCAGCACTAAAATAGAATCATTAGCAGCAGCACTGTGCAAGGCGCAGAGCGAGATGGGCGGGGCAGTTAAGGATAGCGCCAACCCATTTTTCAAGTCTAAATACGCCGACCTTACATCTGTAATTAAGGCAATTAAGCAGCCCTTTGCAGATAACGGCCTTAGCTACACTCAATTCCCCGTCTCAAGCGAGCATGGTGTTGGCGTACTTACCCGGCTAATGCATAGCAGCGGTGAATATATCGAGCATGAGTATATTTTGCCGCTAGTCAAAAAAGACCCGCAAGCTGCTGGCTCTGCAATAACGTACGCTCGCCGGTACGCTTTGCAAGCAATGGCTGGAATACCTACGGCAGACGATGACGCGGAATCTGCAATGCTGAGAGGCGACAAGCCAGAGCCACTATCAGAAGACACAGTGATTGAAGTAGCCGCCCTGATAGATAAGACGGGCACTGATAAGGCCAAGGTCTTGCAGGCTTACAAGGTTCAGCGCATAGAGGACTTAACTGCCGACAATGCTAAACACTTGATCGGTGTGTTGAGTAAACGCCTGTGATTATCCTTAACGATGAGCAAGGCTCTGAGGCGTGGCTGCGGTCGCGCCTTGGTAATATTTCGGCCAGCAGGGTAGATAGCATTTTAACGCCAACAGGCAAGCCATCTGCCCAAGCTGATAAATATATAAACGAACTAATTGCGCAGCGGCTATCTGGCGAATTGCCAGAGACTTATACTAACTCGCACATGGAGAGAGGCAATGAACTTGAACCTTCGGCTCGCGCTCTTTATGAGCTTGTTAATGATTGCACTGTGGATTTGGCTGGATTCTGCCTGCACCCCGACTTACCCGCCGGGTTTTCCCCTGACGGATTCGTTTCTACAGCGGGCGGCTTAGAGATCAAATGTCCTGCGCCGCATACCCATGTCGAGAATTTAAGAAAGGGCAAGGCTCCGACTAAATACCTGCCTCAGATGCAGATGGCGCTCTGGATTAGCGGTCGAGAGTGGTGGGACTTTATGAGTTACCACCCAAAGATGGAGCCGCT